GTTGATGGGTCCAGAGCCAGAAACAACATACGGTTCAAAGTATCCATACAATAAAGTTACGCGTACTCAGAGCGGTCATACGATAGAAATAGATGATACACCAAATGCAGAACGAATTCATCTATATCATAAGTCTGGCACATATGTAGAAATTAGTGCAGATGGAAGAACTGTGACTAAAGTCGCAGGTGATAATTATACAATATTAGCTAAAAACGACGAAATGTATGTTCAAGGTGATGTAAAGATAACTGTCAAAGGCAACGTAAATATGCAGATCGATGGTAATCTTAATACTAAGATTAATGGTGCATGTAAGATAGAATCTGAAGGCGAAATGACCTTGATCGGTTCTAAGATTAATTTGAATCCATAATGCCAGCAATACACCGAAATAGCGATTCAAGATCGTGTGGAGCGACCACTATAGTTTCAGGGCAATCAACTGTTTTCGCCAATGGAAAATTAGTATCGGTAAATGATGATCTAAATACGCACGGAAAGGGAAATCTAATAGCTGCTTGTAAGAACGTGTTTATTAATGGAAAAATGGTCGTGATAAATGAAAATTCTGCAAGTGCAGATTCTCTTTGTCCAGATGAAGGTGGAGATCACTGTGCTCCTTCTGCAAGTTCTGGAAGTGATGATGTTTTCGTAGGATCTTAATAAATACATTTATCTAAATAGGGAATTCAGCGATGGCATCACCTTCGGTAGCAGATAGATATTCAGCACAGAAATCTAAAGATCAGTTTTTATATTCTGATTTTTTAACTAATTTTAATGCTCATCCAGACTCTAAGCAGTTAATGACGATTAAGAATGAAGCTGCAGTTACACGTTCCATTCGTAACCTATTGTCTACGAATAAATATGAGAGATTATTTCAACCGACTATCGGTTCTAATTTAAATCACTTTTTGTTTGAAGACATCTCTACATTTACATCTGCTGCTATTAAGTCTGCGATAATTCAAACGATAGAAAATTATGAACCAAGAGCAAAAATAATAGACGTTATAGTTAGCCCTTATCCTGATCAAAACGGATATGTAGTGACGCTACTTTACTATATCACTACAATAGCTAATCCAATAACTGTAAACATACCTCTAATTAGAGTAAGATAATGGCTGCAAACACAAGCATAAATTTAGTAAACCTAGACTTTACTTCTCTTAAAGAAAGTCTTAAGACTTATCTTAAGACTCAAAATACCTTCAAAGACTATGATTTTGAAGGAAGTAATATGAGTGTATTGCTTGATGTACTTTCATATAACACATATATGAATACGTTTTATTTGAATATGATTGGCAATGAAATGTTTTTGGATAGCGCGCAGTTAAGAGAAAGCGTTATCTCTCGAGCAAAAGAACTTAATTACACTCCGAGATCTTTTAAGTCAGCCCGTGCGACCGTTACTCTAACGGTTCAAACTGATGGTAGTGTAGCTTCTGTCACTGCGCCAAAAGGCACATCGTTTAATTCGCGCATTGGCTCTAATACATTTACTTTTACGACTGATCAAAACATAGTATTTTCCGGGGCTAATAGTACGTTTGTTTCCGATCAAATCGTAATCTACGAAGGTCAATATGTAAATGATACATTTACTGTAAATAACTCAGACACAAGACAAAGATTTGTACTTTCTAATCCTACAATAGATGCAGATTCTCTTACTGTAACAGTAATTGAAGATAACGGCGCAGAAATACTGACATATCTAAAAGCAACTTCTTTATTTGATAAACAAGCCAATTCACAAATATTTTTTGTTCAAGGTGCCGAAAATGATAAGTACGAAGTTCTTTTTGGTGATGGCGTACTCGGAAGAAAACCAAAGGATAACTCCATAGTAGTATGTGAATATCGTATTTGTAAGGGCGAACTTCCAAATGGAGCGTTTAAATTTACGTCTGACGGTGCAATTAATGGATTTTCAAATGTAGTGGTTTCGACTATATCTGCGGCGGCTCAAGGCGCTATTCATGAATCAATTGAGTCAGTTAAGTTTAATGCTCCAAGATATTTTACTACTCAAGAAAGAGCGGTGACTGCTGAAGACTATAGAAACCTTCTTCTTTTAAACTTCCCTGAAATTAATGCTGTATCAGTATATGGCGGTGAAGAAGCTATTCCTGCAGTATATGGAAAAGTATTTATTGCAGTAGATCTTAAGAATGTAGATGGTGTTCCCGATATTCGAAAGCAACAATATTATAATTTCATCAAACCAAGATCTTCTCTTTCAATTGATCCCGTGTTTATTGATCCAGATTTCATGTATGTGGACGTTACGACTACTATTCGTTATAATTTAAACGTTACACCTTTAAACAGTGAATCGATTAAACAAGAAGTCTTAACTGCAATAATTGCATTCAATAGCACTTATCTTGATGACTTCAATAAAACTTTACGCTATAGTAATTTTGTTAAGGCTATAGATGCTGCAGATAGAAGTATTCTAAGTAATGATACTATCGTGAGACCTATAAGGTTAATAACTCCTACATTAAACGTTGATACGAACTATGATATTGATTTTGCTCAATCGATTGAAAATAATTTTGCAGCACTTGCGACACAGTATCCTAGTAATTACATATCATCAATAGAATCCACTAATTTTGTAACTAAAAATAAAATAGTTTTTCTAGAAGATGACGGTAATGGTGTAATTAGAATTGTAACATTAGAAGGGAATAATTATGTTGTAGTTGAAAATATAGGATCTATTGATTACAACACTGGAAAAGTACAACTTAGAAAATTAAACGTAACCTCATATTCTGGTACTGGTATTAAAGTTTATGCCCGTACAAAACGGAAAGATATATCTTCTTTATTAAGAACTCTCTTAACAATCAAAGCTGAAGATGTCCGTATCAATATTATTTCTGAGAGGGAATAATAAGTGAAAGATATCGTCACTTACATCTCTCCTCTTATTGAGTCACAGTTCCCTTCTTTTTATAGAGAAGACGGTCAAGTCTTTGTAACATTCGTAAAAACCTATTACGAATGGTTAGAGCAAGCAAATAATACGCTTTATCACTCAAGAAGACTATTAGAATATCGTGATGTGGATCAAACAGTAGATAATTTTCTAGTCTATTTTAAAGAAGAAACTCTTAAGAATATTCAGTTTGATACAGCTACAAATAAACGGCTTTTCATAAAGAATGCGTTGGATTTTTATAGATCTAAAGGTACAGAACGTTCTATAGATCTTTTCTTTAAATTAGTCTATGCTCAACCAGCTTCTGTTCGTTATCCTGGCGATGATGTTTTTAAACTTTCCGATAACACATGGAAAATTCCACTCTATATTGAGGTTACTGAGACTCCATATAACGCTGCATTTGAGGGGAGACAAATTACTGGTGTAGATAGCGGCGCCACAGCTTTCGTTGAAAATTATTCTGTAAAGAAAAAGATCAATGATCAAACTGATATTAATGGAAATAAGGTTAGAATTTCTAAAAATATTCACGTATTTTTCTTGAGCAATTTAAAAGGCAACTTTAAGTACGGCGAAAAGGTAATTCATACTGGCACAACTGATCCACGAAATACTCCTGTCATTACCGGATCATTGAATGAATTAGAAATTATTGCCGGTGCCTCAGATTATGTTGTAGGAGATATAGTCACTCTTACATCAAATACTGGTATGAATGGAAAGGCATACGTATCTTCTGTTTATAACACGACTGGTCAAGTACAATTTAAACTATTAGAAGGCGGTTGGGGATACACGACTTCTCCAAAAATCATAATTGCAGAGAAAACGTTACAAGTCAATAATGTTATAGTTTCAAATGGAGCTTTGATTAATCCTTTCATTCAGTTTGAAACGTTTGTTCAGCCTAAAGCTAATATTGATTTTCAAGGAATGTCTGGAACATTTCAGGCAAATGATTTTATCTATAACTATTATGCCAATAATACTGTTTCCGGATATGGTCAAATAGTAACTATTTCTATATCCAATACTGATACGACTACAGGGAATTTATACGTTTCTGTTGTTTCCGGTAATCTACAGTCAAATGCCCGATTCTACAATTCAGATAATACGATCTATGCAAATACTGTAACTTATATTGATAAAACTGCTACTGCAAATATCGTTGCCTTCACCACAAATAATAGCGTGACGCTTTCAGATCTTCAAGGTGGCATTCTTGTATTAAAAGGTGAGCAAGTATATCAATCTAATTCTACTGTTGAATGGGCAAATGCTATAGTAGATTCTGTAACTAGAAATGGCGCTAATTTAATAATACAAATTTCAAATACTCAAGGTGCATTTTTATCGAATCAGCGGTTAAATGGTAGAGCTTCTTCAGCAAATGCACTTCTAAGTTCATATTCTACATACATCGGTATCAACGATAGCTCTACAACATCTGTCGCTTCTGTTACGATTACTGCAAACGGAGCAAATTATTCAAATGGCGATGTATTAAGTTTTACATCCACTTCTGGTTATGGTACATATGCGAGAGTAACCACTACTGCTGGCGGTAATATATCTGCTGTTACAATTGTGCGTCCAGGAACAGGTTATTTAACTACTCCAAGTGCTACGATTGCAAATAGTGCAAATCAGTATTTTTTTAATGCAAATACTGATGTTTCTAATACTACAGATTTTATAACAATTTCTAGTCATAATTTTGTAAACGCGCAGTATGTTGAATATAAAGTTGCAGCTACAAATACGGCGTTAAGCGGATTAACAAATAATACGAAATATTATGTAAGAACAGCAAATTCTTTAGGCATAACGGTTTCTACTGCTCCAAAAGGAAATGCAATTAATATCACTGCTGGTGCTACTGAAAATGGTCACTCATTTACTGCTGTAGTATCTGGAGGATATGGCGCCTTCTTTACTCCTGTTTTAGGAAGTGCAATAGACTATAATAATGGTCTATTTTTATATGGTAAAACATCAAATACTACTGCATATCTTACAGCAGCTGGTCAAGGTAGTTTAGCATCATTCCAAATTGCAAGCCTTGACGATGAAGAAACTGTTTCTTTGAACTCAGATTTTCTTTATAGTAAT